GAACAATCTAATACTTAAAACAATTATTTGTGCAATATTGTTTTTAATACCTGCGAAAGCACTATTATTTATTATTGCATTTATATCTTACGTAACATTTTATTAGGAAGATTATGAAAAATAATAGAAAATCATATAGAATATTTAAAGCCCTAAGTAAACCAGCTCAAAATATTTTAAAATTAGAGTATGAAATATGTAAGGTAGAAAATTACGAGAATAAAAAATGGAATAATAGATTTCAATCTTTTTGGAATTGGTTATGGATGACTAAATTTAAAAAGAGACCTATGGATAAAGTCATGAAAATAGTTCAAAAAATTGAAAATTTTAATGCCAAATGCACAAGGATAGATGTGGTTGGTTTTACAAAAGAAGAGAAACAAAAAATAGTGAAAGGAGAACCATGGATATAAGTAAATGGAAAAGTTGTGCAGTAGACATAGACTCATATTGTATAATTAGAGCTATGGGTAAAAATGGTTTTAGACGACCAGGCAGTATGATTGCTAAATTAGTCGATGAAGAGATTAAAAAGATAGCGAGAAAAGAGGGAAAAAGCTATCAGAATATGAAAGAGAATTTACTTAGTCAGGGAAAGAAACTCCTGAACGGTAAATAAGCCTGCAGGTTGGATGGTTAACCTTGAACCTGGGGCTGTGTGGGGGCGCGGGAGACTGGCCCCCATTAATTATTTACCCATAACATTACCTCCTTCCTGACTTAATACCCGCAAATTTTTTAAATTTAACTGTTGCAATAAAGTCACAAATTTTATATTAATCGAATCAACGTATTTCTGAGCCTATAATGAGAAGGTGAGGCTTTCAAAACACCTTATTTCCAACGAACAACGAACGCTTTAATTAACTTAAATTATAAGGAGATTAAGTGGGTAAAGCTGTAAAAAAAAGCAGCCGAGAACAGTTAGAAGCTATTTTAAATAAACTTGTTATGGTTTGCCCTAACAAGAAAACTTATGATGAAGTAACTTCTGTTATGTTTCAGTTGTATTGTGGAAATGACTTTGGTTTAGGAAATTTTAGTTTATTGTTTCTTGAGATAGTAGAGAAGCAGTGGCAATCCGGTAGAAAGAAGGCAGCTCAAGAGAAGGGGCTGAAATTGATTGTCAAAAATGCGTAGCCACGGTGTATTTTCACATCCATATCTTTTCCCACACCGTGGTTATGCTAATGAACAAGTTTGATTTTAAAGAGATAAGACTTTCAACTATTAATGAGTGTAAGTCCCTACCTGGCCCGGAGAGGACTGAATTGATTGAGGAAGTTTTAAACGATTATTATTCGACAATTGATCTCCAGTCTCCAGTAAGTATACAGAGGCACTATCGTGAGCTTTTCACCAAGCTTGTTAAGAATTTTGGGCACTAATATATCCCATGCTTTGATAGATACTGCAAGGCCAAGTGAGCAACGTTTGTTCCAAGCTATCCTTGTGCAGGCCTTTGAAGATGCCTTGAACCCTAGCCCTACTAAAACTGAAACTTATTATAAAATAGACGCTCATAACTGGTTTACTTATCCTGATTCGTTATTCGATAAAATTTGTTGGTTAGCCGGTTTTGATCCAGATATAATCACAGATAGATACAAAAGGTTACAGGACAACGGACAAGTGACATTTAGCAAGACACAAAAAACTTGGGTTCAATATAGAAAACTTTATAAGGCTTATCGTAGTTCAAGTTGCAGTGATGAGAGAAGAAGTATTATGGCAGAAATAAGGAAGTTAAAGTTTTAGATTAGTCATGGCGGTCTCCTAGATTTGTCACTGGGGGTAAAACCATCAAGAGAGCAGTAATGAAAACCCCCAGGATCATATGAATTAAACAATGAATTCATGATTTGACTATATCAGAAACTGACCGAAATGCAAAAAATATATTATATAGATTATCTAGACCCCCTATTAAAATAAAATACCCCAGGGGGTAAAACAGGTGTCCCTGCTGTCCCTATTGTTCTATTAGTTAGATATATCAATGATAATAGTCTATTTTAGTGGTGTCCCTCTGGTGTCCCTCTGGTGTCCCTCAGGGACACGTCTTGCGGTAACGCTATCGAATGTTTTTTGGGTAGTTACTTTTTGATGAAATAATCTATATAATAGAAAAAATGCTTATAGAAATATTACTGAGTATTGGTTATACAACCCTCTGTTTAGGTGTTGCAATAATGTTACTCTACAAATGGAATAATGAATAATGGGACTTAAGAAAAAAGAATTAAGAACAGAATTAGACCTGACTCCAAAACAAAAAATGTTTGTTGAGATATATGTAAAAGATTGGGGTTCAATCACACAAGCTGAAGCACTTAAAAGAGCTGGTTATGTTTGTAAAAATGAAAATGACTACAGTGTAATTGCATCTAGATTATTATCAAGAAAACATAATCCACATGTTGCAAAGTATTTTGATAAAAGGTTTGAAAAAGAAATTAAGATGTATGAGGGTGACAACCTTAGAAGATTTAAAAGATTTGAAAGACTTGCTGATAAAGCAGAGAAGAAAGATCAATATGCTGCAGCTATCAATGCTGAGTATAGATCTGGTCAGTTAGCAGGTGCGTTTGTAGATAGAAAAGAAGTTAGAGTAACTGGTCTGGAGGGTATGTCACGTGAAGAGCTTGAAGAAAAACTCAAAGAGCTTTCAAACAAAATCGATGGGTACAATGCGAAAACCATCGAAGTCGACACAATTGATTCGAAAAGCTAGTTGGTCTGTATTTATTAAAAAGTTTAATGAGAAACATAACTCTCACTTAAACACATCAATTGGAGTAGTAAGTGTTGAAACGAAAAATAACTGTAAATAAAAAAGCTAAAACATGGCAAGAAAGATATCCTCTTGTCTCGGTAAAATGGAAAGATATTTGCTCCGATAGCTCATGGCAAAGTATTTCCAGCTGCCTCCAGAGTGAACTACCACTTTGTGTAACAAAAGGACATTTACTGAGTCAGTCTAAAGGTATAACAAGAATATTTGGGGACTATTCTGAAACCAGTCAGGGTAAGATAGAAGAGATTGGTAATACAACAATTATTCCTAACTCAGTCATTGTTTCTATAAAAAAACTGACTCAAAAATAATGGCAAAGAATCCTGAAAGTTTGTTGTGGAATAAAGTTAAAAAGGGACTGACTAAATGCTTTTTAACACGCATAGAATCTAGTACTATCAATGGAATACCAGATGTTCATGGAGTATGTAATAGAAAAATATTTTGGATAGAATTAAAATCAGATAAGATCAGTTTTCCGCCACTAAGTAAGTGGCAAATAGTTTGGATAAACAAGTATGTAAAAGCAGGTGGTGTAGTATTTATCCTGTATGAAAACTTGGGCGAAGCCCTCTCGGAGAGACGTTTAGAACTGTACAGACCGGTATCCGTGTTTACAGATCCCCGTTCACTGGATCTCGTTCGCTCGTTCTCGTTTCCCGTACAATGGCCAGCGGTACAAGATGCCATCGAAGGGGCTCTCCTGCAGCGTCCCGTGCGAAGCTCTCGTTCTCGTTCTCGTTCTCGTTCTCGGTCAACGTTTCGTTGACATGGGCACTGGATCCCGAAGGCAGACCTGTGCTTCCACAGCGTCTACCCTCGTTCTCGTGCTGGTAACCCAGTTTTTTTATCCTTTTTGTTAGTTACTGGGTTACCTGCAGGTGAAGCTGCTGACGTAAATCTCGTACAAAAGCTAGGAAATATAACCCGTAGCACAGCTTACAGGACTGGCACGAGCAGCTCCTGGAACAGCGTGAAAAAGTGCTTGACTTATATCCCATTAGATCTTATCTTAGGATCCAGACAGCTTGGAGAAAACGTAAGCTGTTACAACGGAGGAAAGATATGATGGACGATAAAGATCTAGAAGAATTCCATTCAATTGGGAAGCACAAGCTTACCATTGCGTGGGGACAAGAACAGCAGGAGACGAAGACGTATACCTTCGATACCGCTGCAGAGAAGACTGCGTTCCTGAAAGGGGTAGAGGCCATGGATGGCTGGATGAAGTATGAGGTCCTTCATGAGTAACATCTACTTCTCGGTATCTCGGGCTACAGGTCTCGTGACCGGTGGCCACGGCACTGGCATCTGCAGCTGGACGGAGGTGGTAGCGTGGTCAGTGTAATTGGTACCCTCGTAGTATTGTGGATAATATTTCCAAGAGCCATTACACTGCTTCTCGTGCTCGCGCTGCTGGCAGCGACCTCGCTCGTTTCTTAAGACAACTGGGTACACAGGTAACCAGCAGGAATATCCCAACTGGCTTCCACACGGAGTATCGTGGATTGTTGTAGTTTAGAATCATTCTAAAAGATAGAGTTTGACTTATTAATGGGATTTGATAAGATGACGATTGGAATTATCAGGTTGACACCCCAGCCGAGATACTTTGTATCCTGCTAATGTTGTCACTTAAGATTATGCTGATAGTTCCACAAAAAACTAACAAAGGAGCAAAAATGGGACTAGATATGTATGCCTTTAAACACAAGGGCGAACAATTTAAACCAAATCAAAACAGAGACGAAGCTGACGTAATACAGATTGCCGATTGGCGAAAGCATAACCGACTGCAAGGATTTATGCAGGAGTTGTGGGAAGCCCGTACACCAGAGGAAGTCAAACAATCTGATAAGGGTTGGAATCAATTCAACTGTGTGCCGTTGTACTTGTCTAAAGAAGATTTAGATATGTTAGAGGAACAAATAAAGACACGCACATTACCTGAAACAAGTGGTTTCTTCTTCGGTCAGGATAGTTACACATGGGAAGGTGAGCAAGACGATATGAAAGCCTACGATTTAAAATTTTGCAAGGAAGCTAAAGAAGCAATCTCGCAAGGTTGGAAAGTTTTTTATGAGTGCTGGTGGTAAGAATAAGGATAGTGCAGGGCGACAGATGTCGCCCTCGCAATCTCGGAAAGAAAGGGAACATCAAAAGGCTAAAGAGAGTGAGCAGGAGTTTCTGGGGCAGATGCAAAAATTAGCTGATAAATTAAATGCACAACTCACAGTTGTAGATAATAATACAATAAAGGAAAATTTTAAAAATAAGTTGTTGCATTAAAAGTGGGATTTGATAAGATGATGATGTCAAATAACAAAAAGGAGTATATATGACACAAGCACAAAAAAGGCTAAAGCAAGATGAAAAGAAAGTAGTTATTGCTTATGCTCAATTAAAGCTAAAGGCTAATAGGCTCAACAAAGAGATTGACACAATGAAACAAAATCTTGTTGATGTCTTTGAGAGAACCAACCAAAATTTAATTATTGTTCAAGATGAACAAGGTAATAATTTTGGAGTTCAAAAAATAAATCGTAAGAGAAAGAAATTTGAAACAGCAAATTTCAAAATTGCTCATAATGATTTATTCAATAAGTTCTGTACTGAAATAGAATACAGCGAGTACAAAGCGATTGGTGGTGATAATGCCTAATAATCATTTAATCAATATAGCACAAGTGTTGAGTGAGAGAGTTAATAACAATCAACCAACACCACAAAGCGACTTGCATATAACTATTGACGGCAAGAAACAACTCAACTACGAGATTATGTTTCAACTTCTACAAGGCGAGGTAGAGAAACATATTTTAGAAAATCAAGGCAATCAAGTCGTTGATGAGTTTAAACAAAACATTATTAACAAGTTTTCTAGTTTAATTAGTCAACTAGGCAATTAAACTACGAACAACCAATGGCGACCCCTATGTCGCCATTGGTGTATCTACAAGGCTCATTTAACCTACCATCTCAAAACCTGTAAAAATCTACAAAAACCACGCAAAAGTCCACAGCACACGCTGGCGCGAGGCTTTACAAAGCAATATACATAAATATACTAAGGACCCAAACCGTATGAACGTAAGACCTTGCACTCTTAAACAAGCAAATGAGTATGTTAAATTATTTCATAGACACTCTAAAAGAGTTGTGGGGTGTAAATTTTCTATTTGTGCTTACAAAGATAATAAATTAGTTGGTGTAGCCATCGTTGGTAGACCAGTAGCAAGGAAGCTAGATGATGGTATTACAGGAGAAATATTGAGAACATGCACAGATGGCACAAAAAATGTTAATAGTTTTTTATATGGTGCCTGTCAAAGAATCTGGAAAGAAATGGGTGGATCAAAAATTATTACTTATACTTTGGATAAAGAATCTGGTATAAGTTT